CCTTGCCGGAACCGCTGAAGCCTGACGACTTCACCAACGCGCAAGCCTACGCAGAAGCCATGGCGGAACGCAAGGCGGCAGAGATGCTGGCCCAGCGGGACGCCGAGGCGGAACGCACGGCAACGCTCGACGCCTATCAGGACCGTGAAGAGGAAGCCCGCGGCAAGTACGACGACTTTGAACAGGTCGCCTACAACCCGAAGCTGCCAATCACGGAAACGATGGCGCAAACCATTCAGTCTTCCGAGATCGGTCCCGATGTGATCTATCACTTGGGGTCGAACCCGAAGGAAGCCGAACGGATTGCACGTCTCAGCCCGCTCTTGCAGGCACGGGAAATCGGGAAGATCGAGGCCAGACTGGCGTCGTCTCCACCGGCCAAGAAGACCTCAACCGCCCCGGCTCCTATCAGTCCGGTCACGGCCCGCACCTCTGGTGCGCCTGCGTTCGACACCACCGACCCGCGCTCTATCAAGAGCATGTCAACGTCGGAATGGATTGAAGCAGAACGGCTGCGTCAGACGAAGAAGTACGAGGCACAACGCAAACGCTAAGCCAAGGAAAAGACAATGGCTAACAGCATTCTTACTATCGACATGATCACCCGGAAGGCTCTCGAAATCCTTGAGAACAATCTGGTGATCACCCGCAACGTCAACCGCGCCTACGACGACAGCTTCGCTGTCGAAGGTGCCAAGATCGGTTCTACCCTCCGCATCCGTCTGCCCGACCGTGCGCTGGTGACCGACGGTGCTGCCCTTCAGGTGCAGGACGACAACGAGCAGCACACCTCGCTCACCGTCTCCAGCCAGAAGCACATTGGCGTCAACTTCACGTCGGCCGAACTGACCATGCAGCTCGACGACTTCGCCGACCGTGTGCTCAAGCCGCGTATCTCGCAGCTTGCGTCCTCCATCGACACTGACGTCGCCAATGCTTACAAGTCGATCTTCGCGTCCGTCGGCACCCCCGGCACGACCCCGGCCACTTCGCTTGTCCTGCTTCAGGCCCAGCAGAAGCTGAACGAGTACGCTGCCATGATGCCGAGCCGCTACGCCACGGTGAACCCGGCGGCCAACGCGGGTCTGGTTGAAGGCATGAAGGGTCTCTTCAACCCCGTTGACACGATCTCCCGCCAGTTCAAGAACGGCATGATGGGTGAGGGTGTCCTCGGCTACGAGGAGATCAACATGTCGCAGTCCATCAAGCAGCACACGACTGGTTCGCGTACTGCCACGGGCGCGACCGTCAACGGCAACGCTACGGAAGGCGCTTCGACCATCACGCTCGCGTCTGCTGGCAACGCCCTGACCTTCACCGTTGGTGACGTGTTCACGGTGGCTGACTGCTTCTCCGTCAACCCGCAGACCCGCGAAAGCACGGGTTCGCTCCAGCAGTTCGTCGTGACTGCCGCAGCTACCTCGACTGCTGGTGGTGCCGTGACCCTCAGCGTTTCCCCGGCGCTCTACTCGCCGTCCAACGCTCTGGCGACCGTCAACACCCTGACGATCACCGGCAAGGCCGTCACCTTCATCGGCGCGGCTTCGACCCAGTACCCGCAGAACCTTGTGTACCACAAGGACGCCATCTCCTTCGCCACGGCTGACCTTCTCATGCCGAGCGGTGTGGATATAGCTTCCCGCCAGGTTCACAACGGCATCTCGATGCGTATCGTGCGCCAGTACGACATCAACAACGACCGGCTCCCCTGCCGTATCGACGTGCTGTACGGCTTCTCGACCATCCGTCCGCAGATGGCCGCGCGCATCTGGGGCTAACAGGTAAAGATAGGAGATACTCACATGGCACTTTCCAATGGCGCTGGTGGCTACCAGGTCGGTGACGGCAATCTGGGCGAAATCAGCTTCTACAACTCTGACACTCCGGCGGTTCTTTCCGGCGCAACCGTAACCATCACCGCAGCCAATCTGGCTACGGGCGTCTGCACGATGGACAGCGGCAGCACGTCTGCGGGCACCTACACGTTCCCGACTGGCGCTCTTATTGATGCGGCGTTCCCCAGCATGAAGGTTGGTTCGACCTTTGATTGCGCGTTCATCAATATCGGCGACGACGCAGCCAACGACGTGACGTTTGGTGCTGGCACGGGCAACACCCTTGTCGGTAATGCGGTCATTCAGGACTCTCTGACCGCGACCAGCAATACGTCCGGCATCTTCCGTTTCCGCAAGACGGGCGACGCGGCATTTACGATTTATCGTATTGCCTAAGCAACAAGGCCCCCGCTTCGGCGGGGGCCTTAACTCATCAAGGAGACTACTATGCCGAATACAAAGCCTGTGGGCGTTGCTTACGCCGATCCCGAACTGGTTTCGGGCACCACGATCACTGGCGCCGCCATTTCCGGCGGCACTCTCTCTGGCGCGGTTGTGTCCTCGCTCAACCTTGATGTCGCCAAGCCCGCCGCAGCCGGTTCTACCCGCGCTGATGCAACGGCTCTGACGGCGTCATTCAGTTGGGTCACTGCCGCTGACGCCACCAAGGGTGTCGTCCTTCCGGCCCCTACGGCTGGTCGCGTTATCGCCATCAAGAACGACGACACAGCTAACGCCGCGCTCAAAGTGTACGCTCCGGGTTCCGCCCAAATTAACGGCGTCGCCGGGTCTACTGCGTTTAGCATGGCCGCCAAAACGGCGTGCTTTTTTGTCGCTTATGACACTACGGACTGGTTCTCCATTCCGCTGGTGGCTTCGTAACCTTGCGGGCGGCTCCGGCCGCCCGCTTCTTCTGGAGGGAACATGATTTATCTTCGTCACTTCAAGCACGGCGTCAAGATTGCCACCATGGAGATGGAAGCGCAGTATGACGAAAGTCACGGTTGGGTGCGGTTTGACCCGGACGAACAGTTGAATGATACGCCGGAACCGAGTAATGTCATGCTTGAACCCCGGCGCCGCGGGCGACCCCGCCTAACGCAGGACGAATGACATGACGACGGCTGGCGACATCATAAACGGATCCTTGCGGCTTATCGGTCAGTTGGCCGAAGGCGAAACGTCGTCTTCCGAGACGGCGCAGGACGCGCTTGCCGCCATGAACCAGATGATCCAGTCGTGGAACACCGAGCGCCTCGCCGTGTTCTCTACTCAGGATCAGGTCGTTACTTGGCCACCGGGTCAACGGTCGCGCACGTTCGGGCCGACCGGCGATATTGTCGCTAACCGGCCTATCGCCATCGACGACAGCACATATTTCCGCGATCCGGCTAGTGGTATTTCCTATGGGCTCAAGCTGATCAATCAGCAGCAGTACAACGGCATCGCCGTCAAGACCGTCACCAGCACTTACCCGCAGGTGATGTGGGTCAACATGACCTACCCCGACGTTGAGATGTACGTCTACCCGGTGCCGACCAAGGTGCTGGAGTTCCACATTGTTTCGGTTGAGGAACTGACCCAGCCTGCCAATCTGGCGACCGACCTTGCGTTTCCGCCAGGTTACCTGCGCTGCTTCCGTTACAATCTGGCTTGTGAACTGGCGCCTGAGTTTGGCGTTGAGCCATCGCGGCAGGTGCAGCGCATCGCCATGACTTCAAAGCGCAACTTGAAGCGCATCAACAACCCCGACGACATCATGTCGATGCCCTACAGCATCGTCGCAACCCGCCAGCGGTTCAACATTTTTGCAGGAAATTACTGAGGTAAATTATGACCACTGTTGCTATTTCTCAACTTCCTGCCGCTGTTACAGCCACTGCTGCGGATGAAATCCCTATCGTTCAAGGCGGCATCACCAAAAAGCTGACCAACGCGCTGCTCTTTACCAGTGCGACGTTTGTTGCTCCTGCGCTGGGAACTCCTGCGTCCGGCACGCTTACAAACTGCACCGGCCTACCCATTGTTGCGGGAACGACCGGCACACTATCCGTAGCCCGTGGCGGTACTGGCGTAACGTCTTCTACTGGAACCGGGTCTGTTGTGCTATCCGCTGGCCCCGTGTTGGTCGCACCTGCGCTGGGGGTCGCAACGGCGACGTCCATCAACAAAGTGGCCATCACGGCACCGGCGACTAGTGCTACGCTGACTATTGCGGATGGAAAAACGGCTACCATCAGCAATACGTTTACGTTTGCGGGTACCGACGGAACGACAATGACGTTCCCGACCACCAGCGCGTCTATCGCG